GCCGGGAACTGACATTTGTGAGGCCGATCTACGGGGACTACGCAACACACAGGAGGTCATTGGGAGTGAATACCAGTTCCATGCGTTTGATCGTATTATTGTTGCTCCTTTTGGGTTTGTGGTTTGCGCTGGGAGCCAGCAGATCATGATTCCGGAAGCGTTACTGAGTGAAGCCAAGCTGTGGATCGTGGGGAAAGACCGTACCAAGGACAATTGGAAGATGTTGTTGACCGTCTTGAAAGGGAAGGTGTCGAAGGTTAATGTGCCACATTCAATTCAGTGGAATACAGTGCTTAATTGCGCCGCATTGGCCTTTGCCCAGACCGCGATAGGCGAAATCAGAGTGCATGCTTATATGTCAAAGTATAGACGGTTATTTTCAGTGGTACAAAAGTGGATCAATCTGCGAGTGTGGAGATTAAGGGAGTTAGCGGGTGGTTGGATTCTCACAGTGTCTGGGTTGAAGGTGTTCGGACGGTTATTGGGTTGGTGGTTACAAAAATGGCTTCCCTGGGTAGGTAGGTTACCTGGGTTTAGCTGTTGGTGGATATCAATGGTCGGAGTGATTGTGTCAGTGTTGGCTCATGAACTCCGAGACCGTGTTTCACCTCCTGAGGACTCTGAGCCACAGGGGAATGGAATTCCGTCCAAATTTTCGATGGATCCGAGTCAGATTAGTCAGCCAGTAGTCGGTACGATTACAGCCGTTGCTGACCTGCTCGGAGCCAAGGAAAAGAAAGGTAACTCGCCTGTCGTGATGCTGGATGGGAATATTCCTGTCAGGTGTGCTAACGACGCCCCAACGACTGTTCAGGCGTTGACTATTCGGATGCTGGCTGGGTGTGAGCATGCGGACTGGGGTCCGGTATTGGATACGACTAAACATTGGAGTGATTGGTTCTGGGGCAAAGTTAATCTCACCGTGCCAACTTTTGAGGATTGGTTGGCTAGTTGTAATCGTTCAGGAGATAAGGAGCGTTGTCGTCAGTTGCGTAAGGCGTTTGAAGAAATTAAGGAGGATCCATCAAAGATCAAATTCACAGTAAAACCATTTGTGAAGGACGAAGCTTACCCTTCTAAGGGTGCGGCTCCAAAGCCGCGTTTAATTTCGTCCACCAATGATCATTATTTGGTGGCTACGGCTCCTCTTTGTTCGGCCATAGGGTTGGTCGCCAAGGAGAAATTGGATGTTACAGCAGCAGTGTATTATACATCGGGAGCAACAGCAGCCGAGTTAGGCCAGTTCTTTGATCGCGCTTTTCATGATTTCACAGATGGGGTGATAATTGAAACGGATTTCAGCCAGTTTGAGTCACGAATTAGTGTGGAAGCACTGGAGGTCGAGTGTTTATTATATGAACACCTGACTGACTCGAGCTTAATTGATTTAATCCGCATGCAGAAACGCCAGTCTGGAAGCACAATGGACGGGACTAGATGGAATCGGGAGGGCGGTCGTGCATCCGGAGTACCTAACACATCAATTGGGAATAGCCTGTTGAATGCGGTGGCACACTTGGCTTATTTCAATCAATTTGGGCTTGACCCTAAGGATGTCCGGGCTGATTTGCGCATGATGGTCCTCGGAGATGATAATCTGGCTATTGTGTCTCGGAAAATGTGGGAGGCTATGGGAAAGACAACACGCGGACTTGAACAATGGATGAAAGACCTGGGCATGAAACCGGAAACGAAGGTTCATATTATGGATCATAAGGTTAATGCGGAATACTGTAGTGGTTGGTTCATGGAGTACAAATTGACCGGAGTAGATGGGTCAGTCGACAGTATGACGTGGACACCTAAAGTCGGGAAAGTGTTAGCTAAAACATTTAGTCTCAAACCGACCGAGCTGTATGGACCGCGAGTGATCAAAGGGATTTGCCAGGGCTTTAATGCCGGACCGGTCTGCCCACTGTTACATGTGGTTTGTGAGGAATTCATAGACCAAATTAAGGGCGACGGAATTACAACTAAGCACACAGAATTTCAACCAAGGAACATCAAACTCAAGGGAAAAGTCGAAGTGACGTGGGATCAATTCGCAGAACGTTATGACCTATCTGACGAACAATGCCAGGGTTTGGCAAGATACATCCGCGAAAAGCTGCAAGGGGTTGGCCCATCAACCTTCAACGGGAGGAATGCCCGGCA